GGTCGCTAGTCTCACGCAGACTCTTGTTGAGATGCGTGAGGCACCGCAGATGTTGCAGGGCACCCTAAAGGCTTTAAAACAGTCTTACGGGATTGTCACTGCACATTTGAGTTCGCGATACGGCAACATCCGTGATTTGAGTCCTAAGCGCTTAGCAAGCGCTTTAAGGGACGCTCCTCCGGAGGTTGGCTCGCACTACCTCAATCTCCAGTTTGGCTGGAAGCCGTTTGTCAAAGACATCGTCAACATTTGTGACGTTATAGTGTCTTTTGACCACTATGTTACTAATGCAAGACGCATGAACAACAAGTGGGTCAAACGGTCATGGTTCGAGGACGAAATTCAGAGTGATGTCCTTGTCTACCAAAATAATGGTGGAACGGGCTCGATGGGTCTCACGCCGAGTTTCTCGTCGTTAGACTTTGAGCCTTCGGGACAGCTCTACCAGATCTATCGTCAGAAAATGATGAAAGTCTGGTATGAGGGCGTTTTTCGCCAATACTACCCTGAATTTGACGATGACAGGGAGTCGGGTGTCCCCGGCCTCAAGAAGGCGATCCAAGCCGCTAGGCTTGCAGGCGCCATTCCTGATCCTGTCACCGTGTATAAACTGATACCTTTTACGTGGCTCGGTGATTGGTTTGTAAACGTCTCGGATAACCTTTTGGCATTCCAAGACTTACTCACCGACGCAGTCGCGTCAAGGTACATGTACCTTATGCGCCGTTGTTACACGCGGTATGAATACCGGTCAGTGAACAACCTCCATTCAGGGGGCGTTCTTGATGTCAAGACGTACCGAGAAGTGGAGACTAAACGCAGGGTACCTAGTGCTAGTCCATTTGGCTTCTCTTTGCAACCTGGTAACTTTACTGGGTCGCAATGGGCCATTCTTGGCGCTCTTGGCTTGTCCAAGAGCTTCTAGAATGCATCGGCTTGTGGTTTAACTGGACCGTGCTTGGGAAACACGTGTTCCTTCCACAAGTTTAACTCCCCTTTGTTCTAAGGAGTCAACCAATGGCATTTCCAGATCCTATCGATATCACCGTCAACGCGGTGCCTGTCTCGATGCCTCGGGTTCGAGTCGGAGATTTCTCCGCCTCTTACCAGAATTCTGCTGAGACTTTCCTCATGGAAATTTCTCATCAGACTTCTAAGCAGGGACGCGTTCGCTCCCTGGCGAAGCTCATCGAGAAGGCCGTGGTGCAGAACCCGTTAGACTCGTCTAACGACTATGACACCGCGCAGATCCACATTGTCATCGACAGACCCGGATTCGGGTTTACCGAGGCGAGGATCGACCAGTTGGTGCAGGCTTTTAAAGCCTGGCTCACGACTGCCAACGTCGGGAAACTCTACGGCAAACAGTCGTAGTGGAACCCATCTCAATCGACCTGCCAATAAGCTTCTTTATGTGTATTTTTACGCGTAAGGAAGTTTACGGACTGGCTCGTTCGATTTGGGAGTGTTTCCGCCACATTTGTGGCTAACCGACCTCCTTTGGAGACCGGAGTCACGACGTAGCACGGCAGTTAGGTGAGTTGATAGGAGGCCAATTGGGATCAGCATGACTCCATAGCCCACACGCGTGGTGCAAGCCTGGGAAGGCGCTGATCCTGTGGTCTTGGAAATACGTTGGCTTGAAGACTACCCCCGAAAGGAGGGGTCTTGAAAAGCAACGTAAGTGACCACCTAGAACTGGCACGAGCTGTCTATCTTGACGCTTGTGCTAAGTGTCCCGCTGACGTCTCTGATTTACGTGACTTGGTAACCATCAAGTCACGGGTCGAAGCTGAAGGAGTGTCGTTTTTAACGATTACTCTGCCCACTTTTGCTAAAGACTTTGAAAGAAGTCTCGCAAATGGGTATATAGACTCAACGCTATTTGCGGGTTTCCGTAAATGCGGAGCAATCCCCTCATTTCTGAGAGGTATGCTCAGTCTAATCTTCGACCGAGAGACAGGGAGGATCTTAGATGAAAGTTCCGTTACCCCCATCCTTGTCGAGTCAGTCAGACAAGTCTGTCTGTTCTTCAAGAAGGTGGAACTGCCGTGCTCTCCCGAAAGGGATCGCGCGGCTCTCGATAACTTTCTCCAAGTTGAGCAACTCAACAAGGACTTCGAAGCTTCGGCGGAGGACGTCGAATATTTTCGCCGTACATCCGATATGCTTTGGTCTAATATGCTGGGCGTTGTACGCCTGGACATGTTGGTACCTCGGCATGGTCCCGGAGCTACTGCTGAAGGAATTCTTGGAAATTCTAAGTATTCCTGGCAGTTTTGGTATGAGCGTCTCGAGCCTTATTTTGGCTTCTTCGGGAGCGCTTACTCAGTATGCGCTTACGATGATGCCGAGGTCGAGAAGGTAGCGTTCATACCAGTACAGGAAGAATTACCAGTGAAGGTAACTCTTGTACCGAAAACCTTGAAGGGCCCAAGGATCATTGCTATAGAACCTGTTTGCATGCAGTATGCGCAACAGGCTATTCAAAAGGCTCTATATGAGCTTCTTGAATCTCACTGGTTAACCAGAGGGCACGTGAATTTCACGGACCAATCGATTAATCAGGAGCTGGCGTTGATCTCGTCTAAGACAGGTCAATATGCGACCATTGATCTCTCCGATGCTTCAGACCGTGTTTTACACAGTCTTGCAATGGAGATGTTCGCTGGTAATCCCGATCTTCGGGATGCTATCGAAGCATGTCGTTCGACGGCCGCGCGCTTACCTGATGGGAGAATTATCTCTCCGCTCACTAAGTTCGCGTCTATGGGTAGTGCTCTGTGCTTTCCAGTTGAGGCCATGTATTTCTATACTATATGTATAGTGGCCCTGCTGAAACAGCATAACCTTCCTGTTACCCAAAGGAACATTTATAATGTATCCCGCGGGGTCTATGTCTATGGGGACGATATAATCGTTCCTATAGATAGTGCGGGTACGGTTCTCGATCACCTACATAAATACCACTGTAAGGTGAACAGCGCTAAGACTTTCGTTACTGGAAAGTTTCGAGAGTCCTGTGGCGTAGATGCATACAACGGTGTTGAGGTGACTCCTCAGTACCTACGTCGTTTGCGTCCTGAGAACCGGCAGCAGGTGCAGCGACTGTTGTCGTGGGTTGCCACGGCTAATCGCCTTTACCTAAAGGGCTATTACCGAACAGCTTTCCTCATGCTCTGTACGTGTGAGGAGATACTTGGGCCTTTGCCACAAGTATCCCCAGACAGTCCTGCACTTGGAAGGATATTTTATTCGGAGTTCGTCCCACCTAAGAGATGGGACGAAGACACTCAATGTTGGTTTTACCGACAATGGGTGCCATCCGTAGTCTACCGCAGTGACAGGGTAGACGGATATCCAGCTCTTACCAAGAGCCTCCTTAGCCTTGAACGGCGAAAGGGTTCTCTACCTGACGAAAGCTATCTGCCTTCGTCTGTAGGTGTGGCTCTTGGTAAATGGGAACATTGGGAACGGGGCTTTGTACCTCTCGTTTCCGATGAGCACCATCTCGAGCGTACTGCACGGCGCGGCGCCGTTTCACTAAAACGCCGCTGGGTCCCGGCCACATAGGCTGGGGGGTGGCAGTTCAACTGCCTGGGGGACCGCAAAGGTATGCCGCAGAGGCGACATTTGCAG